ATAAATGTTGTTGGTCATCAAAGTTTAATCCTGGTGGATAATCAATCATTTGGAATAATTCTAAAAACTGTAGTGTACCTAAAAATAGAAGGTACTTTAGGTGCTAAACCTCTGTGTGGATGATTACCAGGAAAAATAATAACTCTTCCAGGTACATACTCATGTTCTTCAACAACAGTATCACCATCAACTAGTTGAAACTGACCACCCCATTCGGGTTTCCATTGACTATTATTCATTAACATAACAGTCAGTTCATTATCTGTAGCATCTACATGAGTGGATCCATCCATTCCATAGTACTGAAGATTAACATCTATTCTCTTCAAGTATATAGACACATCAAAAACATTTTGTTCTATAATTTCAAAAGCATCAAAAAATTTTTCTGCTTGTTCATGTAAAGAATCAATTCTATTGATATTAGTTCTTGAAAATATTTCTTTTCCAAAAAATCTATGATCTCCTTTCCTACACATAGGAAAAGATTTTGGATTAGCAATGTTAGTGCTAATTACAGGAACCTTATCAAGAAGGATATCCTCTAATGATGTAATAAAAGAGAGATCAAAAAGATCATCAATCACATGTCCTATCACTGTCTATCTTGTCAAAGAATGCATCAGCATGAATAATTTCATCAATCAAATGAATCATCTCACTAATATGTTTTGCTATAAATGGTTTCTCAGTTCTAGCTGCGAACGATAAAGCATTTCTTAAACTACTCTCTGCTTCACGCATTGAATCTTCTACTTGTTCGGACAAAGCCATAAGAGTAAATCTTTTTTTGTATTTAGCTGAACATATTATAAGTCCCCTGACTCAAAGAGTCAAGGGTATTTGTTTAAGCTAAGACTTCTCTACAGATTCTTTTGCATGTATGTTGGTCATCATTACACTCAATCAAGCATTCATAGTACTCAGATAAGATCTCAACACTATGAGGATCCTCGTAGGAACCTGCTAGTTGATTATAAGATACTAAATTGTGGTGAGTCATTCAACCTCCATAAAATACTATTATATCATTATTTATCTGTAAACCAGGACAAACCCAATAATATTTTTACAAAAATTTATGCCTACGAGTTTATACTTACATCGTAATTTCCCAAGAATCATCTGTTGATCCCCAGTCACGATACTTTTCTCTACCACCTCTTGCAGACCAATCACTATCAATTACTAAACGACTAGAGATTCCTCCTCTTGGATTACTCTTTAGAACTAAACGCAACCGATCAGGATTGTAGACTTCAATCAAGTCATTATATACAACATTGATAAGTCTTTCATATGATACAACAATATTACGCAAGTGATATGCATATTGCTTTAGACTCTTAAGTTCTATTATTTTTTTACTAGGAAAAATAGTAATATAAAGAACACCGAAGTCTGGTTGTTCATTGACTCCTAAGAAAGTAAACTCTGGAACTTTAATTTTAATTTCATAAGGTTCCTTACTTGGATTTGGTATAGCTTTTAGAATACTTTTATCAATGGAATCATACAGTAACATTAGCAACTGCCTCATAATCTGCTTGGAATAATTCTAATCCTTTATCAGTAAGGATATGATTATACATCTTTTCAAAGACTGTTGGTGGCATGGTAACAATGTCTGCACCATATTCAAATGATCTACCTACAGATCTTACATCTCGTACAGATGCTGCTAGAATTTTAGTCATTACCAGATGCTCCCTGAATACCTTAGCAATATCCTTAACTAAACAAAGACCACCAAATGAATTGTCATCTACTCTACCTACAAATGGTGACACATAAGCAGCACCTGCCTTAGCAGCAAGAATTGCTTGTGACTGTGAGAATATAAGAGTTACATTAACTCGGATACCATTATCAGATAATTCTTTACAAGTTTTTAATCCTTCTGGTGTGCATGGAACTTTAACAGTACATACATCCTTATACTCAGCAGCAAGTCTTTGACCTTCAAAGGTCATATCCTCAACAACTTCCATGCTGATGTCTGGTATACCTGCTATTGATAACTCACGGTACACATCCTCTGGATCCTTTCCACCTTTCCTGATAAGAGTTGGGTTAGTTGTTACACCATCAATCAACCCAGTCTCAAAATGCTTTAGGATGGTTGGGACATCTGCAGTATCTAAAAAAATTTTCATGTGAAATAATCTTTGCGGTAGTATCTACCTAATATATTGCTATTATAATAGGCAGGTGTTCCATCCGTCAAGCTTTCTGTCAGGACATTATTAAGAAACAACTGTCTAGTCTCTTCAAAGTTTGTCTTGCCTACTGATGTGTGAAGACTTATTATCTCTCTCTTAAATATTAGTTTACCAAACTCTTTAATGTCTCGTTTAAGTTCATCAGAGCTTCCGTAGTACTTTTTCCAGTCAGATTCTGAGGTAACTCTTCTCTTACCCCCTCTTGGTTTTCTTTTTTGCACGAAGTATTTTCTACCGATGTATTTTTTGCCTGATTGTAAATTAGTAATCCTGTAGACAAAACCGAAGAATTCGCCAATATTATCAGAAGTAAAAGTTGTACCTTGATATAACCAGGGATTTTCATAATCTCCTTCACCCATATTCTCATACTAATTTTTTTTATTTAGACTACATTCCCTGCTTACGCATGAACTCTTTGAATGCAGGAGAGTTAATACCTTTCTTAGGGTCATTCATTCTCTTCTTTCTTTTTTCATCATAAGACATTTCTGACTCTGGTTTATCCTCTTTAGGATTTCTCATTGCACGATAATTTTCTTTAGTTAAAAATAAATTTTGAACGAACTCAGCAACGATTGGTTTCTCTGAATCTGCCTTGAATTTTTTATCATCACTTTCTTTTTTAACTTTCTTAGCAGCTTTATCTGCTGTCATTATAGTAGTTGCTCTTTCTCTTCTATCTTTTTTAATTTTATCAAGTGCTTTTTTCTTAGCACTTAATGAATTTTTATTAGCACTAACACCACCAGTTTTAGGTTTGACATCAATATTAGGTTTAAGATCTGGTTTACTTAACGCTTGTACACCCTGCCCCACTACACCACTAGCAACTTTAGCAGCGTATCCTACAGTATTTCCAGCAGCTCTACCAACAGCTTTTGCTGCACTACCAATACCTTCATTCATTTCTACATCATTTCTCCAATCTGATGATTCACTACACTTCCATTTCCTAAGTGCCAATGCCTTACGAGTTGGTTCACCATTTGGTTTTTTCATTGGTCCTTTTACACCACCCATACGAGCACAGAAAGATCTCTTTCTAGGTCCGCCCTCTGGTTGTGGTGCTTTTAAATCAGAACCAGGATTCTCTCTTTCATAAGACTTCCTACCCTTCTCATTTAAACCACCTTTTTTATTCTTACCTTCTTTCCTCTGCCATGCTGCACTCTTCTCTTCTAAATTAACATCTTGAACTACATTATACTTTAAAATTTCTAGTGCCTGTTCAGTTCTAGTTTTTCTATTAGAATGATGTGATGCATCACCAAATGCAGGATTGTTTTTATACGGTGCTGATTGCTTATCCTTTGCTTTCTTTAACTTAGCTGCTTTCTTATCAAGGAAATCCTTCATAGCACCCTTTGCTTTACCATCTCCTTTATAAAGACCGTAAGATGTTCCTTCTACTTTGTATGCAGGAACCTTTGCACCTTTAACACCTCTTCGTGCCTTATGCTCTTCTCTACGCTTATCAATCGTCTTACCTCTTTTATTCTCTGAATCAAACATTGCTGGTTCACCATGACCAGGTCCAGATCTTCTATAGTTTCTGATAGATGCTTTGCCGTAATCTGAACGACCTTTATCTACCTTTGCTTCCTGCACTTCGTAATGATCTCTGATATCATCTGGCACATTATCCTCACTACCAGAAACATACTTAGCATGTACTCTTCTCTGTATCATTCTTCTTCCTCTAGCACCAGCATCCATTGCTTTTTCAGGTTTCTTCTCTACCTTTTTCTTTTTACCAATCATTGATAAGACACCTTCATCTACATCAAGAGTCTTTGGATAATCTTTATCACCAGGTTTTGCTGGTTTTTCACCACGCTTTCTTTTAGCATGTATGTTGTCCCATAAACCTTTCTTCCCTTCTTCAACTTTGTCTTTCTTGTGGCGATCATCCCCATATGTAATGCAAGGATTTTGACCACATCCACAATTCTTTTCACCTTTCTTCTCTTCAAGTGCTTCTTCACCGACGAGTTTCTTTGATAACTTAGCAAGACTCTTCAGTCTTTTCTTATCTGACATTTTATTTGCTTTATTGACAGCAGTAGCAACAGGTGATTCACCTGTCTTAGGATCTATGTCATACATCCCTTCATCTACCAACTCACCATCTGGTTCATAAGAAGCAGTTATATCCTCACCAGCACCTTGTCTGACAGCTTGAACTTTCTTCATCAAGACCTGTCTCTTGATCATCTTTAATCTTTTTTGTCTTGGATCCTGCTCATCTTTAGCAGGTTCTGCTTGCTCTACAAAATTTGTAAAATTTATAGACATGAATTTCAGTACTACATCCAAGTCTATTTAGATAAAAAGCATCTGATTAAGTCTATAAGTATCTCCAGTGTAAGCTTTTTTATCAGGCATGTATGCAGTATGCAGATCTCCTTGATTGTAAATTAGCAAACGATTGTATTTCATTTCTGCAAAACCAACAAATCTTTTTTCATCAGGATCAATATAAAATGATGTTCCACCTGAACATTTTTCTGGTTTATTGAGAAAAATTTGTGCAACTACATTTCCAGAACCAGGTGGACAATCCATATGTGGATCCATTATATAATAATTAGTCTCACTAGGAATACTTTGCATTACATTACAAAGAAAAGTAGATTGTCTTATACTATCAAGAATATAATCATCAGGTAATTGATTGGGAAAATATTTTTGAACCAAATAATTAATAGGTTCTTGAAGAGATCTCATACTATAAAATGCATTGATACGAGATACTACATTTCTTCCAATACCTTGTTTATACAAAATATTATTATGTGGATCGACTGGAACAGGAATACACATGGCAAGATCTCTTACCTTATCTGGATTCATGTAAAAATCATCTACAATTAATACCTTAATTCCTTCAAAATCTTTTAACTCTTCAACAAATTCAGGATTAACTTGAAAAACTTCTAATTCATTTATAGTTTTTAGCATTATTATTCCACTCTGCAAATGACGATGAACAATCTGGTGGTTCAGGATCTTTATATCCTTTCATCTTCTTCCATTTGTTATGCATTGCACCCATCATCCATGACTGAGAAAGACTGTGTGGTCCATTCTCAAGCAGATCTAACTCATACTTACTAGAAGTATAGTTCTTGTATTCTTCTCTCCAATTGGAGTCATCGTAATCAATTGCCATAATGCATGTTCCTATCTTTGTTGGATGATTTGGATAGTTTAGAACCTCTAGTTCTCTTTTCTCCAGTTTGACCAGATCCTTGTGGATGTTTACCTGGTTTTTCTTTTCCTAAGTTGAAAGACTTGCTTGGTTTCTTAGACTCAGTGTCATGTAACCTTGCTGGTTTGTTAGGTTTCTTTGTAATCACAGATTCTTGACCATGCTTACGACCTAACCTCCTCATTGTCTTACCAAACCTACGCTTAGACATCTTATCAGGTTTAGATGTAGAGTAAGATACTTCTCTACCAGTCTTTCCATCATCGTACTTGTAGCTACCAGTGCTCTTCTTATATCCTATACCTTTCTTCTTTAGATCCTTTTCAAGACCTTTTCTTTTGGTACGATTCTTAGACTCACTACTACCACGATCAGCAGAAATGTGACCAGTGGTTTTAGTTTTTGCCTTATTAAGTTGTCTTGCTAATCCTCCCTCATTTAACTGAGTACATTCTAGCATAAATTCCTTATATGTTTTCATACCTAGTGGACAGTTTCCTAATTGGTATTTATTTAAACATCACAGTTTAAATCCAGAGAAGGTATCCTTCTTAACATCCTGCTTAATACCACCAACAATATAAGACTCAACCTCTGTCTCCTGTGGTGCTACCTGCAATCCTTTAGATGATATCCAATGAGTAGTCCAAGGTAATGGATTGTTTCTTAGTGGTTGATCATAGATAGGATTTAATCCCACTGCTTTCATTCTTTTATTAGCAATCCATTCAACATACTGTGATAAAAGTTTCTCATTCAATCCTATCATACTACCATCTTTAAACAAATACTCTGCCCATTTCTTTTCCTCATTAACAGCATTTTCAAATGCAGACTTTAACCATTCCTTTTCTTCCTTCATTATCTCTAACATCTCAGGATCATCTCCGTCTGCCCACTTCTTCAAGATTGTTTGGGTGAGGACAAGGTGTTGATTCTCATCTCTTGCAATGAGGGATATAATCTTGGCTGACCCTTCCATAAGCTTAAGTTCACCAAAGGCAAAACTACAAGCGAAACTAACATAAAACCTAATACCTTCCAGTATGTTAACATTGGCAACTGCCTTATAGAGATTTCTCTTTAAATCTTTGGAACTATATTTATCACTATTAGATGTACAATTTAAAAAATCATCATAAGCTTTAGTAACAGTAGTTGCTCTTTCAAGAATTTTATTATCAGTCAGGATTGTATCTAATACCTCAGAAGGATTAGAATAAATGTTCTTAATAATATATGTGTATGATCTACTATGAATCATCTCCATAGTCTGCCATATGTTCATAGCACCTTCTAGTTCTGGGATAGAAACATAAGGTGTAAATGCCATACCAGGAGCACGACCCTGAACACTATCTAACATGATCTGATACTTCAGATTAGAAGTATAGATATGCTTCTGTTCAGGACGCAATGCCTCATAATCTGCACGATCTTTTTGAAGTGATACTTCTTCAGGTCTCCAGAAGTATCCTAACATCTGTTGAGTTAACTTCTCAAAGACAGGATACTTATACTCATCATATCTTTGAACACCCAAAGAAGAACCAAAAAACATTGGTTGCTTCTTTAGATCAGTTATTTCAGTATTGAATACAGTTTTAGATTGCACAGGCATCGCACTCCGTTGCGTTAGTTAAACTTGCTAATAAATCATCGACAGCAGACTCTTGAGGTATCTCTTCTATTTCGTCTGTCTTATTATCATATGTATTCTGATAATAAGAGGTCTTCCAACCATACTTAAAGGTTGTCAGTAAATCATTTGCCATTACAGATACAGGCACTTCATTATCAGGATAATTTTCTGGATTGTATGACCAGTTACCACTTATCGCTTGATCAAAGAACTTTTGCATCACTGCAACAATTCTAATATATCCATCATTATTTTTCATGTTCCATAACAAAGTATAATGTGGTTTTAAAGATTGATATGCTGGAACAATCTGCTTAAGAGGCCCCTTCTTTGATTTTTTAGTGGACAAATAATCTCGTGGGGGTTCGATTCCGTTAGTGGCATTTGACACAACCGAACTGCTCTCCGATGGCATTTGTGCTGACAGCGTTGAGTTCCGTAACCCGTGAGTGAGTATGTCTTCCCGTAGAGTTCCCCAATCAAGTGATAAGTCATTGGGTACTACCTCATCTACATCTTTCTTATATGTATCAATAGGAAGAATTCCTTGAGCGTACTTAGTACGCTCGTAATATCCACACTTACCATACTCTTGAGCAAGTTTGTTGGAAGCTTTTAATAGATAGTACTGAAACGCCTCGGTAAGATCATGAACCAACTTCCATGCCGTTGGATCATCATAAGATACCTTATGCTTGGCAAGGTAATGTGCCAACCCAATGTAACCGATACCAAGTGATCTACGATTCTTAGTTCCAATCTCTGCTGCCTTGACAGGATACCCTTGAAAATCAATCAATGCATCTAATCCACGCACAGATAGATCACATAACTCTTCAAGACTATCAAGAGATCTAAGAGTACCTACATTAATAGCAGACAAAATACACAATGCTATCTCACCTTCTGGATCATCTATATGTTGTAATGGTTTAGTTGGTAATGTAATCTCTTGACATAGATTACTCATACTAATTTTCTCTTGAAAAGAAGAATGAGTATTGCAATGATCTATATTCATAATATAAATTCTACCAGTCTCTGCTCTTTCTTTTAAGAGAGCAAGAATTAATTCTTGAGCTCCGATTGTTGTTCTTGGGATTGAGGCATCTGACTCATAGTGGCAGTAAAGATTATCAAAGTTATCGGTCCCAAAATTCTCATAAAGAGCAGGAACATCATGAGGGGAAAATAACGAGATTTCTTTATTTTCGATAAATCTTTCATAAAATAATTTAGATATTTGTATACTGTAGTCTAACTTTCTGACTCTGTTGTCTTCTGTTCCTTTGTTGTTTTTGAGGACGATGATGTCTTGGATTTCTTTATGCCAGAGTGGAAAGTGGACAGTGGCCGACCCTCCACGGATACCGTTTTGAGTACAGCATCTAACAGTTGACTCGAACTTTTTAAGGAAGGGAATAACACCTGTGTGTTGAACTTCTCCACCCCTGATTTTACTGTTGATGCCCCTGATTCGGCCTGCGTTAATACCAATACCAGCCCTCTGTGCGACATACTTGCCAATAGCCATATCAGAGCTAAAGATACTGTCGAGGGTGTCATCAGAATCAACCAGAACACAAGATGCAAATTGACGAATGGGTGTTCTGACACCTGCCATGACTGGTGTGGGGATGTTGATTCTGTGCTTTGAGATTGCGTTGTAGTATCTTCTGACATAATCTAACCTAGTTTCTTTGGGATATTCTGAAAACATTGTTGCAGCTATCATGAGGTACATGAATTGAGGTGTTTCAAAAACATCTCCAGTGCTGCGATCTTGTACAAGATATTTATCGACCACTTGTCGAAGACCTGCATATGTAAACAGATAATCTCTATCGTGATCAATATATGAATTTAATTCATCTATCTCTTCGTCTGTATATTTAGATACAATAGACATATCGTATACATGTCTCTTAATACAATGGGTAATATGATCCCCTAACTCAGGTGGTTCATGCATACGACCCCATAATTGCTTCCTAAGAGAGAATAGAAGAAGTCTAGCAGCGACAAACTGATAGTTAGGATCATCCAAACTTATCAGATCACTTGCACTTTTGATGAGGATCTCCTGAACCTCACTAGTTTTAATACCATCAAAAAACTGTACACCAGAATTAATCTCAACTTGAGATGCAGATACACCTGCAAGATCTTTACAAGCTTCTTCAACCATTTTATGAATCTTATTAAGATCTAATGGTTCAACACTGCCTGATCTTTTTTTAACTTTTGTACCGTTGCTCATACCTTTTTCCAATTAGTAAATTTGACTTTTGCTTCCAACCCTTGATAGGTATTTGATTCTAGCAGTTCCATGATCATATGTCCATTAATAACCATATCATTAATGTCTTTTTCCCACATACCACTAGGCCAAATTACTACCTTCTCACCTCTATCGATGGTGTCTGAGATCCGTTTAACAATTTCATGGTTCCTCGGCTCGTTATCATAAACCCAAATAGGATCGCTAACACCCCACTTCCTAACATCACCGTCTGCACCACACATAGCGATGCTATTGCAAACGAACGAGCTGTCGAACGGTCCTTCTGTAACGAAGACTGGAGCATCTGCTCTGATGTTATCCAGTCCGTAGATCTTTGGTGCTTCATCTTGAAGAATGGTTGTGATGTATTTAACAGAACTGGGACCTAGAGATCTGCCCTGAAATCCTATAAGTTCTTTTTTATAATATAAAGGTATTACTATCCTTGCTTCTTCCATAACATGAGATGAAAAAGTGGGTTTATATGTGTTAACAAACTCACAAAACTTCTCTGCATAATAAAATTGAGTAGGGTCTAATGCCCTACTCTCTAAGTAAGTTCTAGGTGATGCAACCTCTGAGCAAAGAGGTAAATCTATCTTAGACTTAAATACAGGTTTTTCAAACTCAAGTTTAGGTTCCTCCGCAGGAAAATTCTTTCCTGTAAATCCAGACTTAAATTTCTCCATAGTATACTTACCATGAAGAACTCCATCTAACTTTTTGAGAAAGTTATTCAATGACATAGAAGCACCACAATTGTGACACTTATAGTTAGTATTCGACTTGACTTGATAAAAATATCCTCTAGCTTTATTCTTATGCTTCTGAGAATCCCCACAAAGAGGACACCTAAAATTGTAAAGATTATCCTTTACCCTTTTAAATTTATCCAGACGAGCAGAAACTAGATTAATATACTTTGAATCAATTAGATCCATTCACGAAGGTTTGCTCTGTACTTATTGTACTACTTTGAGCAACCGTTGTCAAGATTTTTTGTCCGACTGGACTAACCAAGAAAGATATAACAGCAAGACCACCAAAAATAGTCCACATTTTCTTCTCCATGACCTTAAGGCGGTCATCAACCATTCGTATGTCCCTCTCGCATCCTTTTTTAATTTCATCTGTCTTACGGGTTACTTCTCTATGAACACTATCCACCTTCTCAAATAATACAGCATCTATTCTATCTTGCTTATCTAATTTCTCATTGTGTACAGCAAGAAGTTGCCCCATCTTTACAGAGTTTTCCTGTAAGGTTGAGACAACTTTTTCTAATCTTTCTAGTATGGCAGAGTTTACATCCATCGTTTCCTAGAACCATGCCCTCCAGTAGCATATCTTTTCTGTGGTTTTTTCTTTTTGCCCAAAGGTTTATCATAACCTGCTACTGGTCCTTTAGCATCAGCACTAGAACTAAAACCACCTGAAGAACCAACTGCATTTCCAGCCATCATCTCTTCGGTAAATTGTTTGAAAGACTTCATTAGAGTGATTGTAATTGAGTCAAACAAAATTCATCATCTAATATTCTATTTAGTCCTGAAGGTGGGTATTCCGAGACTCTTCCAAGATATGTCAAAAAGCTTTTAGTACAAGACCAAAGATCCTTATCCAGTTTAAAATATAATAATGGAACACCAGCATCACCAAACACATTAAAAAGAACAATGAAATGATTGAGAATAAGATGAGTTCTCAACTCTCCAGTGTTCCTGTATCGTTTCAATAATCTTTTAATATATTTTATTCGCTTTAAATCATCATAGAAATCATCCTCAGTTACTGCCTGTGGATTATCATAATTTTTAATAGCAAATAGTAGATAATTGTTATCGTTCAATTCATCAAATTTCATTTACATATTATTCGTCAGTGGGGTATGGTAGACTTCCAGTTGTGATTCCACTCATTGCTACGAGTGTTTCTTTCTTAACTCTCAGTGTCCCATGCATATCTATATATGTGGTTACTCCGACCCAACCAGCATGGTCAAGATCGTATGCAGTACCACCATGATCTGCTATCGCAGTACCATAGACTAGTGAGTCTGCATCTGATCTTCCTTCCTGATAAACGCTATCCAATACTGAACTCTTTGGAAGTTCGCTAATATAATAAGAGGTTCCTGCTATACTTGTAGCACTTAAACCATCTGTAGTGTCAATTGTTAATGAAGTATTACTTGCAACTGCAGTTATTACTGCGTCACCATAATATGTTCCGACACCGCCTCTAGCACCAACTCGAATTACCTGCCCAACTGAAACATCAGTTGTGAAAGTAGTACCAGTACCAGTTACAGTAGTACCACTTACAGCGATAGTACCGAATGTCGTGATATTATCATTAGAACCCCAGAGAGCCATGTGTCTGTCCCAGTTACGATTTTTATCTTTAAGTATTTATAAAACTAAGTACCCAGTCCTTTACCTTTTTTGTAGTTAGACTCACTACCATACCTTGCCACAGTGTTAGTATAATCCTGAGTAGATTTAAATCCTGCCTTCTTTGCACGATCAGCATACGCTCTTTTAGACTTTAATCTGTCTATCTTTTTCTCCAATCCTGTATTCTTTTCATTAGACTTAGCACCTTTAACTTTCTTCTGTTGTCCTTCTGGTTTACCAGTCTCCTTACGGATCTTACTTCTAACAAAGTTAAGTGCTTTATC